CAAATGGAATTAATGAAAAAACTAACAGGTCAACATAATCCGTTCACATTAATGGGTGGAGGATTGTTTCATTTAGCTTTTGGGGCTATACTAACAGGATCTGCATTTTCGGGCAAAGGATAAGAGATGGCTAAGAAGTTACAGAAAGACAGTAAATACGCATTGGCTGATGCTGATGGAGATGGGATCGTTACGGACGAAGAGATGGATCGCCATGCTATGTGGGTGAGGCTAGAGAACGAAGACAAGCAAGCCGACACACAAAGGCTAATGGCTTGGATCTCAATGGGTGTTAGTATTGTTACGGTTATCATTTTATTAACCCCAATTATAAACATCACTAGGATGGAGAGTGCCTCTGGATTTTTAAATACTTTCCTTGTGGCACAGATGGGGGTAGTATTAGGATTTATGGGGGCTACGGCTCTGAGCAAAACAAAGATGAAGTAGGAGGATAAAATGGGAAAAGGTCAAAAACACTATCTTAAGAATGGTACGCTGCATAAAGGAGGTATGCATAAAATGTCGGATGGTTCTTTGCATACTGGTAAGACCCACACTAAGACTTCCAAAACATTAGTTCATTTCAAAGATCTTTCAAAGACTGCACAAAAGAAAGCGAAGGCATAACATGTTTGCATTATTAGGTTCTGTTCTTGGGTTTGCTAGTTCGGCGGTTCCGGCTATTACGGATGCGTTTGCTAAGAAACAAGACAATAAATTTGAATTAGAAAAAATGAGAACGATGGCTGAATTAAGAGCCGCAGGCTACGACCATGACGTTCGCATGTACGAAACAATGGGAGCAGATAACGAGCATGATCGTCTTATCCAACATGACATAAGTATAAATCAAGGTGTAGGTTTTATATCAGGTCTACAAAAATCGGTAAGGCCCGTAATCACTTATGCTTTCTTTTTGTTGTTTGCTACGATAGAGATTACGTTATTGATGGAAGCATTAAAAGCTGGCACTAATTTTTCTGAAGCCATAAATGTCTTGTGGGATGACGAAACTAAGGGTATCTTTGCGGCTATACTATCTTTTTGGTTCGGCTCAAGGGCAATAGACAAAGCGAGGAAAGTTAAATGAAAGAAGTAAAAAAAGGTTTTCATAAAACTAAAGACGGTAGAGTTGTTAAAAAAGGTTTATACTACAATATGAACCAAGCTAAAAAGAATAAGACTTCCAAAAAAGGCAAAGGTACTGTTACTGATGCAGCATTGAGGCGTTCTAAAAAAACAGCTAAGAAAAGGACGGCTTGAGTGATACAAAATTACGAGCATTGTTTACACTTATTACTAGAACACGAAGGGGGTTTTGTAAATCATCCGAGCGATCCAGGTGGGATCACTAATCACGGTGTTACTAAAAAAGTATATGAGGACTGGGTTGGAAGAGAAGTCTCTGAACAAGAGATGAGAGATCTTACTGTGGATGACGTAGCTCCAATATATAAAAACAATTATTGGGATCGAGGTAGCTGTGATGAGTTACCTAGTGGTGTAGATTGGTGTGTGTTCGATTGGGGCGTTAACAGTGGTATGAGTAGATCAGCCAAAGCATTACAACGAATTATTGGTGTGGAAGCAGATGGCGGTATTGGACCGATGACGCTTCGAGCTGTAGAAGAGATGGCTCCAGAAGAAATAATAGTTCCTATGCATAAAGCAAGGCAGGAATTTTATGAAGGTCTAAGTACGTTTGATACTTTTGGTAGAGGATGGACAAGACGAAACGATGAGACGCTGGAAGCAGCATTAGAAATGACAGTGTAATAGAAAGGATACTCTCATGTGCGGATCAATGGGAAAAAAGAAAAAGATGAAGTACAAAGATGGCGGCAAGGTTGAAGGAAAGTTTCCTGACTTAACTGGAGACGGCAAGGTTACTAAGAAGGACATTCTTAAAGGCCGAGGTGTTAAAGGCATGATGGGCGGCGGCATGGTTAAGTACAAAGATGGAGGTAAAGTGGATGCTAAAGGCCAAGGAGCTCAAGTAAAACCAAATTTATTTAGCGGAATCTATTAAGTGCTAGACGGAGTTGAATTTGCTCGCTATATGTATAAGGTATTGAAGGAGAGAGAACAGAATATATCTGATGCTCTTTCCAACGGTGCAGTTAAGGACTGGGAGCAGTACAAATCTTTGGTAGGTGAGATACGGGGCGTTGCCTTTGCCAGAGAAGAAATTAAAGCCCTGCTGGAGAAGAACGCAGACGATGTCGAAGACCTTATATCTTCCTGAACATGTTGCGCAGAAAAGGAAAGCTGAAAAGGAGGCTGAGAAGTCGTCTTCTATCGCTGACAGCGCGTATATACCCGCCGATGAAAGGGTTTTAGACCCTTCACTCTTAGATCAACCATTAGTCGAAAGATTACCTCAACCTACAGGGTGGCGTATTTTAGTTATGCCGTACCAGGGGAAAGCTAAAACTGGTGGTGGACTATTTATTCCAGATGAAATTCGTGAAAGAGAAGCAGTAGCTACTGTTGTTGCTTATGTTATGCGAGTTGGTCCGATGGCTTACAAGGATCCGAACAAGTTCGGACCAGACGCAGAGCCTTGGTGCAAGCAAGGTCAATGGGTTTGCATTGGTCGTTATGCTGGATCTCGTTTTAAAATTGATGGTGGCGAAGTTCGCATCATAAATGATGACGAAGTTATTGCTACTATTTTAGAACCAGATGACGTTAAACATATTTAGGAGAGAGTCATGAGTGAAGAAACAGAAGTCAAGCAAGCTGGTGACGCAGAAGAACCAGTTGTTGTTGAAGTAGAAGAAACCGGTAGTGAAGCACCAGAAGAAAAGGTTGTTACGCAAGAGCCTGAAGTTAAAGTCCAAGAAGAGGCTCCTAGCGAAGAAGCTGGCGATGAACTTGAAACGTATAGTAAGAATGTTCAGAACCGAATTAAGAAACAAACAGCAAAGTACCATCAAGAAAAACGTGATAAAGAAGAAGCTCAAAGATTTGCTGAGAAGTTGTTGCAGGAAAACAACAATCTAAAGGCTCATAACAAACAGCTAGATAGTGGTTACTTGAATCAGTATGGAGCTAAAGTTGATGCACAGTTGCAATCAGCTAGACAGGCATACAAGGACGCGTATGAGTCCGGTGATTCAGATGCTGTAGTCAAGGCGCAAGAATATTTGTCTCGTGCAACTATAGACTCTGACAGGTATAATGTTGCAAAACAACGCGCTGATCAAAGATTGTCTGTAGAGCAAGCGCAGCCCGAAGAACAAAGACAGGCTGTTGCACCGCAACAAGCGGCACCGCCTCCTCCTCCTCGACAGGAGGATCCTAAAGCTAGAGATTGGGCAGAAAAGAATACTTGGTTTGGTCAGGATGAGGTTATGACTTATGCTGCATTTGGCATTCATCGTAAGATGGTAGAAGAAGAAGGGTTTGACCCGCTGTCAAATGAGTACTATACTGAGGTAGATCGCAGATTATTGTCGGAGTTTCCGGCAAAATTAGGCGTTAAGAAAACGGGAGGAAGTACCCAGGTCGCACCCGCTGGATCTTCCGCATCTCGCAACACTAAAAAGGGGCGCAGGACCGTGACGCTAACTCCATCGCAAGTTGCGATGGCAAAGAAGCTTAATGTACCTATTTCGGAATATGCAAAGTATGTGAAGGATTAAAAACATGGCAGAAGCAAGAGCACCACGATCAACTGAGACGCGAGAAAAACAAACGCGCAGAAAACCCTGGGCACCGCCCAGTCGCCTAGATGCCCCAGAAGCCCCAGCGGGTTATGTGCATCGTTGGATACGAACAGCTATGCGAGGAGAGGATGACCAGACAAATGTTCATGCTAAACTTCGTGAAGGATGGGAACCCGTTCGTTCTGAAGAGTATCCTGACTATGAAGCTCCGACCATCGAAGATGGTAAATTTGCAGGAGTTATTGGTAATGGTGGCTTAATGTTGTGTCGAATACCTATCGAAACCGCCAATGAAAGAAACGAGTATTACGGGACCCGGACCCGCGAAGCAATGGCCGCAGTCGATCAAGATCTAATGAAGGAACAAAATCCTTTGATGCCTATTCATCAGAGTAGGCAAAGTCGTGTAACCTTCGGCAGAGGAAAACCCTCTTCTGAATAATTAATGAGGTGCTATAATGGCAAATACTAATGGCGCATACGGTCTTAGACCGATAAGTATGCAGGGTGCTACACCCAATTCCACTGGTTTGAGCGAGTATCGCATAGCGGCAGCAAACACTAACAAACTCTATCAAGGCCAAGCGGTTATTCCGTTGGCGGCGGGAGTTATTGACGATCTACAAGCTGCGGCTGGTGGTAACGTCTCTATTGTCGGTGTTTTCTGGGGCTGTGAATATGTCTCAAGTTCCACTGGAAAAATGACTTGGTCTAATTACTGGCCTGGTTCTGGCGCGGATACAAATTTCCCCGTCAAAGCTTTCTTGTATGACAGTCCAAATCAATTGTTCTCAATTGCTACATCTAATGTAGTAGCTGGCTACAACACTGAAGCAGAGGTTCGCACAGCGGTCTTCTCAAACATCGCTCTTGCAGATGGCAACTCTGGTACTGATAGTACTGGTATATCATCTGGAACTGCGGATCTAAATACTGTCGCAGCTACCAACACTTTAGCTCTTAGAGTTATGGGCATCCAAGACGATGTTGATAACGAAGACTTTACTGTTGCTGGTATTCCCTTAATTGTTCGTATTAACAACCACTTCAACGCACCTACTGGTTCCGTTGTAGCGGCTACTGTTTCTACGACAGCACTAGCGTAGAAAGGAGACTAGCAAATGGCTATATCACGCGCACAACTAGCAAAAGAGCTAGAGCCTGGTCTCAATGCCTTATTTGGCATGGAATACGACAGGTACGAAAACCAACATGCAGAGATCTATACTACTGAATCTTCAGACAGAGCGTTTGAGGAAGAGGTGATGCTCTCTGGATTTGGTGCCGCTCCGAACAAGTCGGAAGGCAACGCCGTAAGTTTCGATGATGCTAACGAAGCATTCACTGCTCGTTACAACAACGAAACAATCGCATTGGCATTCTCAATCACGGAAGAAGCTATCGAAGACAATCTTTATGATCGTCTCGGAAGCCGATATACCCGTGCTCTTGCTAGGTCAATGGCTCACACGAAACAGGTAAAAGCTGCAAGCATCTTGAACAACGCGTTCACTGGTGGGGCTTCTGCCGGAGGAGATGGAGTTGCACTTTGTTCAACTGCACACCCTCTTACAAACGGTGGGACACTATCAAACACACCAGCG